ACCTGTAGTACCTTGTGTTCCTTGAAGACCTTGAGTACCTTGTGTTCCTTGAGTTCCTTGGACACCTGTAGTACCTTGTGTTCCTTGAAGACCTTGAGTACCTTGTGTTCCTTGAGTTCCTTGAGTTCCTTGAATACCTTGAGTGCCTTGGATGCCTTGAAGTCCAGCAACAGTTGTTGGATCAACCCATTCAGTTCCTGTAGAGGTTGATTTTAAAACATAACCTGAAGTTCCAGAACTTGCTGCAGAATCGGTAAATGATCCAGATAGAGTTAAATTGCCACTTAAGGTCAAATCTCCAGTTTTAGTTTGAGAATTTGCCGATGTATTAATATAATAAGAACCTTGCTGACCATCAAGCAAGTCTGCATCTAATCCACTACTTGCCCCATCATTGCCTGCGTGCCATACGATATTAGCATTACCTGCATAAATGTTATTTGATGCAACTCTTAATTGACCTGTTGATTCAATTTGGAACAACTCAGAAGTTCCATTTTGGAATACGAATCCTCTGTTTGTACCTCCAGTCATTCTGAAGTACATATTAAAGTCTGAAGTTGTATCTAATCTTCCTCCCCAAGTTGCATCTGCCGATGATGACATATAGATCTTATATCCATCATTATCATAGAATCTAATTCCTCTACCATTAGCAGCGGCAATTCTTGCATCTACAGTATTTCCAGCATCTGCTCTAAAGAATGATGATGCCTCAAGACCATCTACAGTATCTGCATCAAGTCCGTTTCCACTTCCTTCATCTGAAGTTGTCAGTAATCTTGCAGCATTGTAATAAGGTGCTTTATTGAATACCCACTTATCTCCAGTGGATGCATAAGTCAATGTTGCATTGGAACCATCGACTGTAATTCCTGCACCATCTGCAGATGCAGCATTAACTGCTCCAGAAGCAAGAGTAATATTCTTATCGTCTACTGTTAAAGTTGTAGAGTTGATTGTTGTGGTATCTCCATCAACTTGAAGATCGCCTTTGATGATAACTGTTCCTGTATTATCACCTACAGCAGTTGGATCAAGAACAAGGTTTGCTGCACCTGCAATTGTTGATGTATTCCCAGCACCCGTTACATAGATTCCATAGTCAGTGGTTTCAAATTTCAGAGAGTTATCATAGTAGAGTTCTACTTCTGCATCTCGTCTGAATACTGCAAACTTTTCATCATCTATTGTCCCAAATTCCATTCCATAGGTATTACCATCACCATTGAACTGGATATATGCCTGGTCGGTTACATCAGTGGTCTTCTGAATTCTGGTATAAGCAGAAATCCAATTAGTTCCATCTACATCTCTTGTTTCGGTAATTTTGAGTAGTGATGAATTGCTATTTGTAGTTTTGAATACTGCAAGGTCTTGAGTTGCATCAGCATTTCCTGCTGTTGTTCCGAGACCTACATTTGGATTAACTAAAATACCATCAGCAGTGGTTTCAAATTTCTTGGAGTTGTCGTAGTAGAGTTCTACTGCTCCATCTGTAATGAATTTTGCTGCAGTTTCATTTACTGCACCATTTCTAATTTCTACAGAATTTGAACCGCCCAGTATTAAAGAACCAGTTCCGGTATCCTGAATAACACTATTAGATCCATTATGATAAATCTGTAAGTCTTGACTATCACCAAATCTCAATCTATCATTATCACCAAGATCTACATTACCTTGGAATGTAGAAGCACCAGTAACTGTTAAATTGCTTGCAGTAAGTGTTCCACCATCAAAAGTAAGGTTTGCTGAACCTGCTGGGTTATTTGATGCATCCTTATATACAACCTGATTTGCAGAACCTGCTACTGGTCCAGTAGTACCTTGTCTGCCTTGAACACCTTGAGTTCCCTGAGTTCCTTGAGTTCCTTGAATGCCCTGAGTGCCTTGAGTACCTTGAGTACCTTGGACACCTGTAGTACCTTGTGTTCCTTGAACACCCTGAGTTCCCTGAGTGCCTTGAGTACCTTGAGTACCTTGGACACCTGTAGTACCTTGTGTTCCTTGAACACCCTGAGTTCCCTGAGTACCTTGAGTTCCTTGGACACCTGTAGTACCTTGTGTTCCTTGAATGCCCTGAGTGCCTTGAGTACCTTGAGTACCTTGGACACCTGTAGTACCTTGAGTTCCTTGGACACCTTGAGTTCCTTGGGTACCTTGGATGCCTTGGATGCCTTGGATGCCTTGTGTACCCTGAGTGCCTTGAGTACCTTGTGTTCCCTGAACACCTTGAGTTCCTTGGACACCTTGAGTTCCTTGAATGCCCTGAGTGCCTTGAGTTCCTTGAGTTCCTTGAAGACCTTGAGTACCTTGAGTTCCCTGAACACCTTGAGTTCCTTGGACACCTGTAGTACCTTGTGTTCCTTGAAGACCTTGAGTACCTTGTGTTCCTTGGACACCTGTAGTACCTTGAGTTCCCTGAGTACCTTGAGTTCCCTGAGTACCTTGAGTTCCCTGAGTTCCTTGAATACCTTGAGTGCCTTGGATGCCTTGAAGTCCAGCAACAGTCGTGGGATCAACCCACTCAGTTCCACTTAAAGTTGACTGTAAAACGTATCCTGTAGTTCCAGAACTTACTGTCGAATCAATAAATGATCCTGAAAGGGTTAAATTACCACTTAAGGTCAAATCTCCAGTTTTAGTTTGAGAATTTGCCGATGTATTGATGTAGTAAGAACCTTCTTGTCCATCAAGCAAGTCTGCATCTAAACCTGATGATGCTCCATCATTACCAGCGTGCCATACCGTATTAGCATTACCTGCATAAATGTTATTAGAAGCAACTCTTACTTGACCGTCCGATTCAATCTGGAACAACTCAGAAGTTCCATTTTGGAATACGAATCCTCTGTTTGTACCTCCAGTCATCCTGAAGTACATATTAAAATCGGAAGTCGAATCTAGTCTTCCTCCCCAAGTACTATCAGTACTTGATGACATCCAAATTTTATAGTTATCACTGTCAAAGAATCTAACACCTCTACCATTTCCAATTGACAATCTTACATCCACAGAGTTTGAAGTATCTGCTCTGAAGAATGATGATGCCTCAAGACCATCTACAGTGTCTGCATCTAAACCATTTCCACTTCCTTCATCGGAAGTTGTAAGTAACCTAGCAGCATTGTAATAAGGTGCTTTATTGAATACCCACTTATCTCCAGTGGATGCATACGTTAAACTTGCATTTGCACCATCAAGAGTAATACCACCTCCATCTGCTGCGGAAGAATCTGCTGCACCAGAAGCTAGAGTGATATTTAAGTCATCTACAATAAGTTCTGTTGAATTTATTGTTGTTGTTTGTCCATCAACTTGAAGGTCACCTTTTATAACAACAGTTCCTGAGTTGTCACCGATTGTTGTTGGATCAATTACAAAGGTTGCTGGTCCATTAATCTGATTTGCATATAGAGAAGTTCCATCAAAAGTTAAATTTGTAGAACCTGTTGCAATATTAGAACTATTTTTGTAAACAACTTGATTTGCTGATCCAGCTACTGGTCCCGTTGTACCCTGAGTGCCTTGAGTACCTTGAGTTCCCTGAGTACCTTGAATACCCTGAGTTCCTTGTCTTCCTTGAACACCTTGAGTGCCTTGGATGCCTTGGATGCCTTGTGTACCCTGAGTACCTTGAGTTCCTTGAGTACCTTGAGTGCCTTGGATGCCTTGGATGCCTTGTGTACCCTGAGTACCTTGAGTTCCTTGAGTACCTTGAGTTCCTTGGACACCTTGAGTTCCTTGGGTACCTTGGATACCTTGGATGCCTTGAGTACCTTGAGTACCTTGAGTACCTTGGATACCTTGGATGCCTTGAGTACCTTGAGTACCTTGAGTACCTTGAGTTCCTTGAATGCCCTGAGTTCCTTGAGTTCCTTGAGTTCCTTGAGTTCCTTGAGTTCCTTGCGTTCCTTGAATGCCCTGAGTTCCTTGAGTTCCTTGGATACCTTGGATACCTTGGATGCCTTGTGTACCCTGAGTACCTTGAGTACCTTGAGTACCTTGAATGCCCTGAGTACCTTGTGTACCCTGAGTACCTTGAGTTCCTTGAGTACCTTGAGTGCCTTGGATGCCTTGGATGCCTTGTGTACCCTGAGTGCCTTGAGTACCTTGAGTACCTTGAGTTCCTTGAATGCCCTGAGTACCTTGTGTTCCCTGAACACCTTGAGTTCCTTGGACACCTTGAGTTCCTTGAATGCCCTGAGTGCCTTGAGTACCTTGTGTTCCCTGAACACCTTGAGTTCCTTGGACACCTTGAGTTCCTTGAATGCCCTGAGTGCCTTGAGTACCTTGTGTTCCTTGAACACCCTGAGTTCCTTGGACACCTTGAGTGCCTTGGACACCTTGAGTGCCTTGGACACCTGTAGTACCTTGAGTACCTTGTGTTCCCTGAACACCTTGAGTTCCCTGAACACCTTGAGTTCCCTGAGTACCTTGAATACCTTGAGTGCCTTGAATACCTTGTGTTCCCTGAACACCTTGAGTACCTTGAGTTCCTTGGGCACCTTGTGTACCCTGAGTTCCTTGTGTACCCTGAGTTCCTTGTGTTCCCTGAACACCTTGAGTACCTTGAGTACCTTGAGTACCCTGAACACCTTGAGTTCCCTGTATTCCTGCTGCGTATGGGTCTGTCCAAGATATACCTGTTCCAGTCGAAACTAGAATATCTCCAGAATCTCCCTTAAGGTGGTTTGTATCATATAGTGCACCATGAATATCAATATCACCACCAACTGCCAAAGCAGTTCCGGAAAGCATATCGGTCAGACCAATTCCAAGAGCATAGTTAGTCAACCAGGCATCAGTTCCAAGACCAGAGAAGGTTCCTTCTTTGAACCACATAATCTTCTTATATGTGGGAGGAAGAGTTTCAATTCCTGCTACATTAAGACTGACTAATGGAGTACCTTCTGTTGATGCAAGTGCAACACCACCATGATTTGCTGTTGTATCAGTTGATGCATCATTTCCATTTGAATCAGTTCTATATCCAAGAATAATGTCCGCATCACTGATTCTGAGAGTTTCTGTGAATAATGTTGCAGAAGTACCACCAATTGTTACACTTCCATCAACATATAAATCTCTACCTATAGTAACATCTCTACCGACAAATAAATCATTGCCATTAAAGGTTAAATTATCCGATCCTGCTGGATTATTCGAACCATCTTTATATACAACTTGTTCCGCAGATCCAGCTACAGGACCAGTCGTTCCCTGAACACCTTGAGTACCTTGAGTTCCTTGAGTGCCCTGAACCCCCTGAGTACCCTGTGTTCCTTGAACACCTTGAGTTCCCTGTGTTCCTTGAGTCCCTTGAATGCCCTGAGTACCTTGAGTGCCCTGAACTCCCTGAGTGCCCTGAACCCCCTGAGTTCCCTGTGTTCCTTGAACACCTTGAGTTCCCTGTGTTCCTTGAGTCCCTTGAACACCCTGAGTACCTTGTATTCCATCAAGACCCTGAGTACCTTGGAGACCTTGAGTACCTTGAGTTCCCTGTGTTCCTTGAGTCCCTTGAATACCTTGAATACCTTGAGTCCCTTGAGTACCTTGAGTACCTTGAGTTCCCTGTGTTCCTTGAGTCCCTTGAATACCTTGAGTACCTTGAGTGCCCTGAACCCCCTGAGTACCCTGTGTTCCTTGAACACCTTGAGTGCCCTGAACCCCCTGAGTGCCCTGAGTACCTTGTATTCCATCAACACCCTGAGTACCTTGGAGACCTTGAGTACCTTGTGTTCCTTGAACGCCTTGAGTACCTTGTATTCCATCAACACCCTGAGTGCCTTGTGTTCCTTGAGTACCTTGGATACCTTGAGTACCTTGGATACCTTGAGTGCCTTGAACACCTTGAGTACCTTGAATTCCTACTTGCTGAGTAAAGGTGATAGTTGCTGTTGTTCCAGCACCAGTTGCAGTAACTCCTGCTCCAACAAAATTTATGGTATGGTAACCAGTACCAATACCTACACCTTCTTCCTCAATTTCAACACCAGTTAATGTAGTATTTATAATATTTTCAATAGTTTCTATTCCATCAATATTTGTCCAAGTTGCACCTGCTCCAGTAGAAACTAAAACTTGACCCTGAGAACCTACTTGATTATCTCTATCATATAAACTTCCGCGCAATCTTAGATCGCCATTAATGTCCAAGTCAGCAGTTGCTGCTGCAGTCCCAATACCAACCTTACCGACAACTTCAACAGTTGTTTTGTTCTCGGAATAAGAACTTATGCCGACTTTTAAATTCTTTTGACGATTGCTAAGATACTTTGACATTTTGAGTTAAAAAAATGTATTGATTAATTTAATGATTCTAAAATACTTGTAACAAATTTTAAATTTGAAGCATTACTGCCAGATAATACTAATTTATCTCCACTTTCAAGGACCAATTTTCCAGTTAATAAATTTGCAGTATCATTTCCGGAAATTGGAAAATCCTTCAATAATTCCGTATCAGTTGTGCTTCTTCTATGTACTAATGTAATATCTTCAGATGTTGATCCAATGTTTGCAATTTGTGCCAAAAGAACAACACCAGTATATCCAGTTGGTGCTGAATATACCTCAGTTTCCGTTAAAGAAACTACAGCAGTTACTGTTTGGAATACATTTAGTGCTAATGCCATATTATTCTCCTAATGCTAGAATGAATGGGGTTAATGTAGAAAACAAACTCTTAGAATAAAATCTCCCAGAAATAGTTCCGGTTTGTTGGTCAACTACAACACCATCACCAATTCTAAAATTACCTGCTTGATCTGTTGAAGTGTATACAACAAGTCCTCCATTTCTTGAATCAGTTTCCTGCTCTTGAATTGGAATTCCTCCAGCTTGGGGAAATGCGGTATCAATATCAGTTCCTGTACCTATATATTCCATTGAATGACCTGATGCAAGAACTCTACTTTGTTTGAAGAAAACCGCAGTAGATCCAACTCCAACAGAATATGGAACGTTTTCAGTTACTGTAATAGTGCAAATGCCAGAAACAACTGGTGTAGATTCTTTAATAGAATAATATGTTGGAATTAAAACCGCAGTTCCAATGGCAGTTGTTCCTGCTCCTTGAGGATCTGCAATAGTAATTGATGGAGTATGGGTGTATCCTCTACCATTAGAAACAATTTCAACATCAACAACTTGACCATTTTTAACTTCAGCAACTGCTGTTGCAGGAACTCCCCAAGAAGTTAAAGGTCCATCAATACTAATTGAAACGTTTTCAGTATATCCACTACCACCATTAGTAATAATGATATCATCGACAGTATAGTATAAATCTTCAATATAAATCACTTGCCCATCAAATGGTCTTACTGCATTTATTGCAACTGTTCCTCCAGATGTGTATGTGTGGGGAAGAGTTGATGCTCCAACATAAACTTCAAACGATGTGGAACTTGGAATAGAAACCACTTCAAAAATATATCCACTGTTTCCTGATGGATATGTTACTGTAGTTACTCCACCATCAGATGTGCAAGTAAATCCAAGACCAGAAATGGTCAGTCCCATACCAACATTAAAGTTGTGATTGGAATTGACCGTTATCGTTGTAAGACCAGTTGTATTATCGTATAGTGCATTCGTAACATTAAATGTTGGAACATTTAAATCCAAAACAAATGTATCGGAATTTGCTGAAGCAGCACTGGTAATAATCCCAGTATATTTTTTAGGACCTACTCCATCAGCAATAAGAGCATAATTTCCAAATGATGAGTTGGAGTTTGTTAAATCACAAGCACCACCAGAACCGCAGTAAACAGAAATATCATTACAAATGGTAAATAATGAAACTAATTGAGCATAACCTTCATTTGTAATCGAGACTCCAATGCCACCTTGATTGTATTGTGTAAAAGAGTCTACAACCATACTCTTCAATTTGCCGATACAATCAGAACCATCAATTAACATTCCAATACTATTGGAAATGAAGTTTGTACAATTTCTAATGTATGGAGATTGTGAAGTAAATCCAACAACTGTAGGGTCGAATCTAACACAAGCCTTTCCAGAATCTACAGATCCTTTAAAAGACATGTCCGAAACATAAGCACCTTCTCTTACATAAAAAAGATCTTGATTGGAATTCTGTGGAGTAATAGTTACTTCTCTTAAACTATCTCCAATTATAGAAACTTTTTTTGGTATAGTTAAAGGATTATCTTCTATATAAGATCCAGCAGTAATTCTAATAATGGATCCTTCTTCTGCGATTGCAAGGGCTCCTTTGAGGGTTCCTTTTGCGTCTCCGAGTTTTTTTCCTGTATTTGTATCGCTTCCGTCTTTTGTGACATAATAAACATTAGATACTGTTGCCCCAGCACCGACTCTTACAATGTCAGTGCCTATTCCGGTTCTTTCTCTTCTAACTAAGAGGTCGGCGTCATATGTGTTGAGGGCTAGCTCACCTAGAGGTAGTTGCCCCAACGTTGGTATTTTTCCAGGTACAGAAGACCTTTTAATTCTAATATTTGGATCTGCCATTCAACCTCTCATAGTTGGTAGAAACCGTATAGATTCTTATATAAGAATCTCTATTATTTATAGTGTCAAACTAATTCAGATTATTGAAAATCTTCAGATCCTGTTTTAGTTGTTCTTTTCGTTTTTTTTAATTTTTCCAACTCATTTTGTAGAGATGTATTTGCCTGTGTCAGAGTCTCTACCTGAGTTTCTAACACTATTGTCTTATTAAAAAGGTCAAATGCTTTTTGTTGATATTTTGCTACTATTGCTTTTAAATCTTCTTCAGACATAAAAAAATACACCCAGTAAACTGAGTGTATTTATTGAAATTATTTAATTAAATTATCAGAATGATCCACCGTCAACTGTAATGTTTTGAAGAACCAATTCGGAACCAGAACAAGCAATTACTTGCGATGACCCACCCGTGCAGGAATTATTAATCCAAAGTTCTGAAATCTCAATTGGTGCATATGTTGAAACATTAATCTGTGGAGCGTTTGTAGTAATTCCAACAGTCTCATCTAAATCTGCGGCAAGTTTAAATCTTCCAGAAGTTGCTTCCCAAATAACAGCAGAAGTTTTTCCAACTCCAGCATCACCATAATTCATCAGAATTCCAAGATCCCAAGTGGTATCTGTTGGAAGTGCTCCATTAACAACACCAAGTTCAATGGTGCGATCTTCAACTGTAATTTCTGATGTATTTACTTGAGTTGTTGATCCATTAACAATCAAGTTTCCAGCAACAGTTAAATCTCCTGCAGTTTCAACAGATCCGGAAGTATTGATTGTAATTGCATTAGATCCAGTCGTTGACTTAATAGATCCTGCTTGAATTGTTCCAACACTAAATGTGCCAGTTCCACTTGGATTGAGTGATGCAGCAGCACTAACTCTTACAGTCTCGCCCACTTCTCCTGCAGAAGTATCTGCAAAGAGCATGTAATAAGTTGCATCAGTAGTATCTCCAGTGGTATCTACCCTATCAGCACGAGACGCTGCAGTAATAACACCATTAAAATCTCCAGTTACGTTGAGGTGACCACCAATTGTAATTGTTGTAGCTCCTCCAACAGTCGCTGTACTTATAATGCTATCAGACAATTGACCGTTCGTATCATCCCAAAATGGAACAGTATTATCTGTTAAAGAAGCAGCACCTTTTAATGTAACTGCATCAGATGTAATGGTGATACCAGTTCCAACATTAACGTCAATTGTATAGTTAGTAGCATCATCAGAGTTTGCTGTAGTGGCAGTCAGACCCTCACCACCAACAACGGTTTTGGCATACTGACCAGTTGTTTGAGTTCCAAGTCCAACTGCGTCATTTGCAATAGTAGTTATACCAGTTAATCCATCAACACTAATGTCTCCGCTAAGATTATCGTAAACATATTTACGAATATATTCTGCAGAAATTAGTTTATTAACTGTTCCATCAAGATCAAATACTACAAAATCATCTTGATCTGCAAGTGCAGTTAAAGTACTTAATCCCGAATTAACAATATCTAAATAACCAGCATCAAGATGTCCATAAAGATCTTGTGCTGTAATACTATTAACTCCAGCATTAACACCAGAAGAACTAATTGTGACGGCAGCGCCAACAGTTAATGATGTTGTAACTGAAACAGCGTTTGGAAGACCAATTGTGAGTGTGGTGCCAGCACCAGTTGTTTCTATTTCGTTGGCAGTACCAGAAATTGTCAGTGATTGAGAGTCAAGATCAACAGCACCATTTCCGCTGTCACCAGCGAAGTCAAGATCTTGTGCTGTTATCTGTTCATCGACATATGTTTTGATTGCCTTAGCAGAAGCAAGAGTATCATCTGAACTTGATACGGAACTTAAATCTGTATCTACTGATGTAATTGCAGTACCACCATCTAATGTCAAAGATGTAAGTGTTGTAGCACCACCTATTAGATTTGTAAATGTTCCTGCAGCACTTGTAGCCGCACCGATTATAGTTCCATCAATGTTACCACCATTTATATCGGCAGTTGCGATTGTAGTAACGCCAGCATTAGTGAAATTTGCACCTGCACTAAAATCTGCAAGAACATTTACATCAAGGAAAGCATCTCCTCCATTGGAAGTTATTGTTGTAATCCCTTGTAGGGTGGGATTTGTAAATGTTCCATTTGTTCCGCCAGCAGTATCCCAAGAAAGAGTTCCATCCGCAGCAACCTTGAGAAAATATCCATCTGTAATGCTGCTAGTATCTGGAAGAATATATGTTCCAATACCAGAAACAGAATCTGGCGACTTTAGTTGAATATAATTTGTTCCTGCGTTATCAACTAAATTAAGACCAGCTGACCTGGTTCCATTCTCTCTAGTCCAATATCTATGCGATCCGAAAAACTTGTTTCCAGTTACAGAAGTATCAAATCCAATAAAAAAATCAAAATTGTTTGTCGAAAACGCTGGTTCACCTGGGTGTAACGCTGGAACTGTTCCTGCAATTCCAGCCGCACCCCTTTTAAATTGAATCTTGGGTGATGCCATTTCTTTTATACAATTTTACTACTATTATTTAGTAAAATGTATCTCAATTAAAAAGTTCCACCGTCAATATTTGGATCCAATTCTCTCTGAATTTCATCAACAAACTCATCAGCATAAGATGGACCAAATTGGTTTGGATTTACTAGACCTGGTTGTACAGGTTCTAATGCTGCTGATTGGAGAACTTCATCTGGATTTTTTGCAATCCATTTTTGACTGCTAGCATCATACATCAGAACATATTGATCAATAACTCCATTACCACTATTTCCATCATCAAAATCTATCAAATCCGAAAAACTAGCAGGCACTTGAACACCTCCAATATTTGAAACTACTTTAAATTTACTTGCCGACTTTAGTTTGACATTAAAACTAGCCATGGTTCGTAATTTCCTCAGAAACTATGAGTGTACCTTCTACAACTCTATTGGTAAGAGAACCTGCTGATGGAGAAGAAACTATACTTACTTGAAAATAATTTCTACCAGGTTTTAATGTTGCGGTTTCAGTTTTTGCCAAAGAAACTTTGATATCATTTGTTCCAGGTTCAAAAACTACTGGCTTTTCAAACCCTGCAGATGACCCTGGATATTTTTTCAGTGAAAAAATTCCGGTATATCCATTAGTAAAACTGTTTGGTGACAAATCTGCGCCAAAAATATCAAAAGTAACCTCAAAATCAGTTCCTCTTTCAATAGTTATCGTATTAATTTGAGCAACAGACATTTTCTTACTTTTTTAACTATTTATCTTGCTCAGCATCTTTTGATTGTTGTTTTAATAATTTTGACAACTCTGCAGTTGATCCAATGAACAGTGCATTATTTGTTACATTGGTTGGACCTTTCGCCTTATCAGTTTCAACTTCTTTAATGTCTTTATGCAGATTCATTAGTTTATCTGCTGTATCTGAAACACTTTTGATTATCTGTCCAGCAACTTCATATGCCCTAGCAGATTCGGTCTCTTGAGCAAGTTCTAAAGCACCATTTATTGCCTCTTGCCCCTTTTCTAAAAGGGAGTATATTGTACCTCTTGCATATTCATAATCTCTTTGAATATCTGTAGATCTTTTATTCTCTACTATTGGAGTTGGTTCAATTTCAGATTTTTCAATTTCAATATCAACCTCTTTAGGTACTATGTCCCCAGAAACATTGAAAACATCATCCAACTTATCATAATCTTTCATATCTTTACTTAGAATAGATTTCCATCAAATCCAAAATCATCTCCAGGTTGAATTAATGCATTATCTGCTTGAGTAATTAATTCAATTGGAGTTCCACTTACGTGTGATGTGATAGTTGTCCCATATTGTCCTCTAGAAACAACTAAAGTATCTTGTCCAACAACATCTGTTCTATCAATCCTATTAACGACTTTCATAGTCTCATTATCAATTGTAATATATGCATCTACTGGAACATTTGAAGCTTGCTGCACAGTGATTTCTGTAGATGATTCTGTCATATCAGAATTTAATGTTGTGATTACTAAATCACTGTAACTCTTAGTTGCAACTGGTGTAACTGTATATGTAAGATCTCTTGATAGTGAGTTTGAATGTCCAGAAACAAGATTGACAGTTGCTTTTTTGATAATATCTTTGTTTGCGGAAGAAGTGGGACCAAATAGATAAGTCTTTGCACTAAATCTTAGTGTATAAACGAGTGCTCTTCTTGTTGTATAGTCTCCCTCATAATTATCTTCCATATTAATGGAATCCAAAACTACGGAAATATCTCTTTTTTCTCCAATTGATTTTACCAAGTCTATAGTTAAATTATAAGAGGGTTGAAAATATGGTAAAATTTGCTCAATTATTTGAAGCATATCATCGTTCAACTTAGTCATAATACTAAGTTCAAATTGCATAGTATAAGGAACAGGCATATATGTCTTCTTCAAATCGGTAGAGTCTGTTGAAGATTTTGATATAAATGTCTGTGTTGTTGTAAGTTTTCTTGTTGGGTCATAAGAAAGACCAACAAATTCAAATGACATTCTAGGCAAAGTCATTTGAACTGGAGTATTCAAATCTGGTTGCTGCTCAATTCTTGCAAGAAACTTTTGAATCGGTCCATATGCAAGAGGGACTTTAATAACAGAATCAACATTACCGGAATCATCAAAATGCTTGATGTTTATTGCATTAAAAAGAGTTCCGAATCCAATAATTGTTTTTCGAAATATTTCATTATAGTAATATTCAAACATATTAACCTCTTAAATTATGGAGTTCCAAATGGATTTTTTTCGCTAAAATCTAAAATTAAATCTGCCTCAGTTTCAATTTCAAGATTATCTGCAAATTTATCGCCAGTATTTGAATTATTTAGAGACTCAGAATCTGGAAGATTGTCTGTATTTATTTTTCTTAAAACATAAGATGCACTAGATTCTGAACCAGTAATTGTTTCACCAACTTTAAAGTCTCCTGTAATATTTGAAACTTCTAAAATATTTGATGTTATATTCCAATACTTAACTCTTCCAGTTGTTCCAGAAACGCTTCCAGTAACTATTTCATTAAATTTAAATGTACCTGTTCCACTTGAAGTATTTGGAGCACTGATTTCAATATCTGGTGCAGAATTATAACCAAGTCCAGCATTGGTAATTTGAATACTACTTACTGTTCCATTGGACAATACTGCTGTTGCTGCAGCAGAAACTGTAGATATTCCTGTAAAAGTAATTGTTGGTTGAGTTAGGTATCCAGATCCTGGTTCTGTAACTGTTATTGGACCAATAATTCCATCACCGATAACTGCAGTTGCTTCAACACCAGATCCTTCTCCACCAACAAAACTAATTTGTGGAGCACTTACATATCCAGATCCTGGATTTGTAATTAAAATCTTTTGAACTCTTAGTAAATTTGGATTAGACTCACAAAAATCAACTATTCCACTAATCATTTCAGCAATACCTGTTGCTCTTATTCCTCCCGATGGTGGAGAAGAAAACTTAACTATAGGAGCACTTGTATATCCAGATCCTCTATTGGTTATTGTTACAGACCTTACTCCACCATTAACTACTGTTGTAGTTGCAGTGGCAGTCACGCCAGCACCAATCATATTTAAAGTTTGAATGTAACCATAATCCTGAACATTATCATCAATAATATCAATATCAGTATCAATGACCTCATCTTCATATCTGAAGAGTTCGCAAGTCAATTGATAAACGTAATTTTTCTGAAGTTGATAAAATGGTTTTTCATGCTCTACATATTTAATCTCAAACAATCTATCACCAAGAGGAAAATAAATCAAATCTCCTTCCTTTGGTCTAGATGTTAATTTTGAATTTGGAATTTTATGTATCAAATTTTGAATATAATTTTCATATCTTTCTTTTGAAATTGTAAGAGTTAAATCATCCAACTCTTGGATTCCAAATTTTGAAAGAATTGTTCCTTGTCCAGAATAACCATCATATGATTCTACATATGCTTCAATTGGAAATGCTGTATTAAATTCAGACTCAACAACTTCTTTTATTATTGATTTCTCATTTACAAATTGCCTTGGCAAATAGTAAACATCAATACCATACATTCTAAGAGACTCATTGATTAAGTCTTGGAGCATTCCCTGCTCACTTTTAGAACCGTTTAGTAGAAATGGATTAAGCATAAGTTTATCCTATCATATCTAAAGGTGGAAGTTCATAAGTTGAAGACATCTTGTCCATTAAAGAATCAATTTCTCTCTGAGCATCTTCAACAAGAGTTCTGCCATCTAACTCAACTCCCCCTGGAAGTTTGAGACCTCTGAATTTATTAGAAATATTATATCCCCACTGCCTCTTCATAAGTGCAGTTAAATATGGTTTTAGGAAAGAATCATTCCAAACTTCACTATAACTAGTTGGATCCATTATTTGATAACAATCAATAACAAGGTAATCACCAACATTGATAGAATTCCAATCAATATCAAGATACAATCTATCTTGTCTCTTATTAAATCTAATTTGCTTATCAGTATTCAATAAAAACTCAATGTCTTGAAGTTTTGTTTTTATCATTGAATATGTGAGAAGTTCTAAAGATCCCCACTGATAAAAATCATTTAAAAATAATTGATATTTTACACCAAAAAGATTTCCAGAAATAGTATTTTCACCCTCATATTTGAAAATTTTATTAACTCCAATTACGTTTGTGGGTATTGGTAGATAATTGCTATTTTCTTTATAGTCAAACTGAGTAGTTACAGCATTAATGGTGTTATTGACTGAAGTTGTAGTTATACCAACCTTTCCCTTTCCCCTATCAATATCTTCTTGAGTTACTTGATACTTCAAATAATTCTGAATGACTCCATCAAAATGCCTTTCGTAGAAAAACTGAAGGGCATCATCCACAAGATCATCAATCTGTTCATCTGCAATGTTAATTTCCAAAACTGGATAACCCAATTTTCGTAGACAATAATCAATTAATTGTTGTCTTGTGGATGGTTTTGCCATTAGAATCTAGGTAAATTTAGATACGATTTCTTGTTGCTTGAAATATAATTTGACAAATGCTTTTGCAATATGCTTTGCTTGCTCAATATTTTCTATACTATCTATATCTCTAGCAAGTTTCTCATACTCAAACATTTTACTGAAATTTTCAAGTTCAACTAAATCCAAATCAATCATTTTAGAGCACTCCTTAATAGATTTTTAATTTCATTAATATCATTTTTTAAGGAATTTAAATCATTTTCAATGTTTTCAATTCTTTTCACCTCAGTTTGTTTTATATTTCTCATTTTAATATAATTTTCATATTCATTAATATTAGTATTAATGATTGATTTGGTTTTTTCGTCACGAATTAGATTCTCGTGACCCTTTATTTTACTGTATTTCATTATGCCAATGCAATTACTCTAAGATCTCTTAGTTTTGGTGGATATACTTGAATGTTGGATGATACTGTCAATTTAATACTAAAATATCTAAATTCTGCCAAATTATCCACACTAAATTCATAATCTTTGAAATAATTTTCAGTATCTCCATTTCCAAATAACTCATTATTTGGAACGAATTTATCTGGAGTTCCATCACTGTCGGTAATATCAATAATTTCTCCAGATACTAATTTGTTTGAATATCCTGGGAATGGATAATAAATTGGAGTTTCAGTTGGATCCTTCATTAAAGCATAAAATGCTCTAATATCAGCATTTCTATTAATATATGCAGCAATATAAGTTCTTATCGAAGTCGCTGGAACTTCTAGAGAAATTGGTTTTGTTGCATAATAGAATGCTATAGGATCTTTTTGTAATGTAGAAATTCTAGAATCATTTATATAATCTTCAATAGGTCTATTGACTCTATTGGAAACTAAAATTGCACCAACTCTATCCAAATCAATAACAGGACTGATTCTATCATTTTCTGTAGTCAAGAAAGTTCTTAGTTCAAGAGATTTATTTGCAGGTTGGTCTTGCAAATAGGTCTGCTCATTGATTAGTGAGCAAATTAATCTACTTGTGTTCATATTATTGTTTACATTCAAATCAACTCTCTGATACCCTTGATCAACAAAGGAAGGTTCAACACCACCAATGCTTGTTGCAGAAACTGTTCTCAAGTCTGCAGATATTCCTGTTCTTGGGAGAATAAATGTCTCAACGTTTGGTTTGATAATTTCAAATTGAATGTTGCTTGATGCTAGAACAGTAGATCCTCCAGTTGACTTAGTTTCTGCAAAATATAATGGTTTTAATGTAGGATCAGGTCTCACAGTATCAATGTACAATGTATAATAGTCTAGTCCAATTGGATCCAAAACTACAGTATCTTGTAAAGTATGAGTTTTGTTAATTCTAAGTAAAGAAACTCCATTCAACTCATACTTATATACATCATCTCCTACAAAGTGTGGTGAAGATATTCTTAAAATTGAACCATCTGGAGAATCAATTTTACGTTCAATACCAGTCAATTGGTTGCCAGAAACACCAGTATACTTAATAATCTCTCTATCAATTAACACATAACCCGGATTTGTTGAACTTACTAACTCATTTTCAAAAGTTGTGAATATCGAGGTTGATGAAACAGTAATTGCTGATAAAGTAGTGTCACTTGATGGGATATTTTCCGATAAAGAAACTGGGTCAATATCAGGTTTAATATTTGACAATTCAACAAGATTTACTTCCGAATGCATTCCATGATTTTGATGATTTACTTTGATATGCAATCCATCTGTAATTTCAGTTATTTCGGTGATATTGACTGGAGGAGTTGTGCCATTATTAATATTGACATTAATTCCCGATGGATTTGTATAAGTTAAAGTAAATCCAATTCCCGTTTGGAAATTACCTTGAACATTGTCAATAATAATTTGATTAAAGTCAGTAACATCATCAACAGTTAGTAGTAAGTTCCTACCCAATTGTTGATTTCCTAACTGATCAACGGATAAAACATCACCTTTCTGATATCCAACTCCAGTTGATGTAATTGTTGCAGCAATAGCAACTCCATCATTAAAAGATCCATCAGGTAAAACTTCTCTTCCAATAGTAATATCCGCTGTTGCCAATTTCCCTTCTGATGATGAATTTGCCAAAGGAACATTAAAATATGTGAAAGATGTTCCATTTGCAGGAGTATAACCAATTCCACTATTAGTAATAGAAATACTTACGATAGATCCAGTAGCACCTACATAATTTCCAGTTGCATTGGTTCCTGTTTGAACAACAGTGTTGCCAAAAGTGAATCCAACATCATTTAAAGTTTCAGAAATATCAACTTTTATTTTTCTGGAGTAAATTTCTAAAGGATTATTACTTAATCTTGAGAACTGTTTATTCTTTTTAGTGAGATTTGGATTGAAGAAACTTGCATTTCCTTCAGTCTCAAATACTGCAGAATATAATGTAAACTTCAGGTCCTCAAATTGACTTGGAGTCCAAGTTGAAGCATTTTGTGACTTGAATAGAGATCCAATTGTGCTAATATCTGGTTGACTTGCAACTATAGTTCTTCCAGATTCTGGTAAAGAAGCTGTAGTAATATCAACTTCACCTAGTCTAGAAATCCAAGCATAGTAATTTGTAGAATCAGATTTGATAACAACTGCATGTTCAGTTTCTCCCTTTAGATAAACTGGAGCATCAAATTGAACTCTTGTTGGAATTGAAGCATCTTCGGAAATTTCAATATCATCGGGGAATACAACAATTTGTGAGAATGGATAAATTTCTCCAGTTGGTAATCCAAGAGACATTGGTCTCAACTCTACAATAATTGGTAAAGTATCATCTTTAGATTGGAAGAATAAATCAATTGCAGTTACGAATCTTCCCTCTTTGGCACTAATAGTAAATGATTGTGCTAATGGATCTAATCCTACAGGTGGAATTAGTGATGATGATGCAGTATCTTTAGATTCTTTCCACTTCAATAAGAATGCGCCAGGAGAACCATCTGCACCTGCTCCGTTTTTGACGCCACCGCCGCCGCCACCACCAAAAGTTCCACCTCTTCCACCATCTCTATCTCCACAATCGGGAACTTCACCATTAGTTCCACCAGATCCTGCAAATTCTATACCATTTCCACCAACTCCGCCAGTTGCCGAAGAACAATCTTTATCTTTGGGGTGACCGCAGTTTCCGCCACCTCTACGACCTGCACCTCCACCATATCCACCTTTTCTATCATCATCATCTCTATCATATCTACCATCTTCACCTTTTCCACCACCACCACTATTACTTCCACCTTTACCTTTAGAAGTGCTAGATCCACCAACACCACCTCTAGCAACTATATTTTTACCTAAGACAAAACTTGATTCTCCATTAGTTGCCTTATTATCTGAAGATGCACCTCTTCCTCCAGATCCAACTTGAATCGTTAAAACTTCTCCAGGATTTACCGAAATTTTCTTGGAGCAAACTCCACCACCTCCACCACCGCCACCAGGCTTGTTTCCTTTACCATATCCACCGCCACCACCGGCACCAACTCCAGAAGCTTCAATAGAAGTTACGCCCTTTGGAACAGTAAATGTATATGTTCCTGGAACTGTATATAATTTAAATTGTTCAATTTTCTTTGATGCTGGTTTTGGACCAGGAGATGGTTTCGGACCAGGGGATGGTTTTGGACCAGGAGATGGTTTTGGACCAGGGGATGGTTTTGGACCAGGTTTTGGACCAGGAGATGGTTTTGGACCAGGTTTTGGTTCTGGTGATGGTGATGGTTCTGGTTTTGGTGTTGGATATGGTTGTGGTTGTGGTTTTGGTGGGGGAGCAGGAACCTCAACCGAAACAGGTTGTGAAAAATCTGTTGTTGAAATTGGAATTGTTTGCGATAATGTTCCAACTTCTTTTATAGTATCTCTAATGGTTGCAAAGGAATCTTGAGTTGTCTTAATAGTACCTTTTGAAAAGAATGCTGCTTCAGCCAAACTGTTTAGAAGTCCTGGAACAGTGGAAATGCTCTGAGAACTTGAAAGTCTTACAATCTTTGCACCAGTAGTGAATTTTGGATTCTTTGGAACAGATGGATCTGGAATATATAAAGATGCAATTACTGTTCCAACATTATCCGTGACCAATCTTACAGGTTGAACTCTAGCAATAGCATTACTAGTGTTACCAATTAAAAGCATTCCAGAAGAAACATATCCAAAAGATTCTCCAATTGCCTCTTCAGCCAATAAAAATGTATCAATATTTAAAAATGTTGATGACTCAGAATAACTTGTTGGAACATCTGCAGTTCTTGTATATGGATTAAAAGAATATACTTCTGTTGGAGAATCATATCTACCACCTCTATGATCTGGTTGGCAAAGACGGAATCTAATATTTGCATTTCCAGTTGCATCTTGTGCTTTGAGAGTTCTAACAGTCTCTCCGATTTGGAAAATACCAGATATCATTTCAACTTCCAAAAGTTTTGGAACTACAAATTCATCAACTCTTTGACCATCAAAGAAAGTATACATTTGAGTATAAGGTTTCAATTTCTTAGAAACCAACTCAATATTTCTAGATCTGCAGTATGTTGCAATATCAATACTTACTATATTTTCTCCATATGATACTGAAGTATCTGAGAATGTAATTCTGTTGGTATCACCAATTCTAGTTTTAAAACCTTCTTTATCTCTAGCGTAAACAACATCTTGATACCACTTTCCATTCTTTTCATATTTTGGACCTCTAGAAACTTCTCTTGGGGCAGATATTGTTGTCCATGAAGTTTCCCAAGCACCAAATATAACTGGAGCCCATCCGGAGTTTGGATCTGGAATTTCATCCAATTCAACTTCAACAATTTGAGTTTCTCCTTGTTGAACACCTAAATCAATTGGATCTAAAACAATAGGATCCAACCAAATATCGGAAGATGGATTTAAAGAAGCAACTCCACCATAGAAAGTGACCAAATATGGAGTTACATTTTCAACTCTAGTTGCATATGGTTGAACTATTTCTTCAGTTTCGGAATAATCTAATGTTAAAATTCCCTTTCCAACAGAACCGACAGATTTTCTAACATTTTCTCCGACAATAGATTGATTTGACTTATAATCAAAATCTTCATCATTGAAATTAATTGAACCATTGGAATTTGTATGTCCAAGAATTAAATCTATTGATGTCGTATAAACAGAAGGTCTCAATTGAGAATTTTCTACGTCAATTGAATTTTTTGCAACAGATGAAGATTTTTGTGAAATTAAAGTTGTAAAATTGTCTACAAAGAATCCAGATTTAAATCTATCGAGACCATTGGAATCTTTTATAGTAAAACTAGCAGTCTCTTTTTCTAAAAGTGAAAGAGTTGTATAATACTCAAGATTTTTTATTCTATCTTCCAATTTTTTAATGTCGACCATTCTATATCTCTTGTGCTTAGCAAGATCAATTCTAACCTCATCATTAGTACAGAAATAAGCAGGAAGAGTTATTGTAGCAATATCAAGAGACTCTGAAAGATTTAATGGAGCCTGGGGATTTTCTGCAGGATCTCCAATCATTAATTCAAATTGACCCTCTTTTGATAAAATAATTTTATCAATTCTTGGTAGATAATATGAGAAATCTAATATAATATCTTCATCGGATGCCAAAATTGGAGTATTTTGGTTGTCAACATTAATAAAATTATTTGATAGTGATTCAAATGGAGACCTTGCTCCAGCAGTGACTGTATAAGGAGTTACTCTTGGTCTTAAATCTAAAATATTATAGTTTCTTAAACCATCATATGCCGGAATGTTGCAGTAATTAAATTGTTCATAAGAATTTGTAGTAAAGAAACTTCCTTCATCTGCTGGATCTATAGAAGTTGATTCAAAAACAATTTTTAATTTTTTGATAGGTTCTCTAGATCTTTCTTTTCTGATAATTCTTCCATAATCATAGAAAGTACTTTTCTGACCATTATTAAATGTAAAATTGTCGGTAATATCTTTACAATTACCTCTATTCAAAGAACTAATTGTTGAAATTACATTTGAATCTGAGAAAGATACTCCTTCACCAGAAGTAAATTCTGAAGAATTTAAACTAATATAACTTACAGTATTTGAATTAATTCTTTCTACCAGAATTGCTACACAATTACTAGTTTGACCAACAATTTCTTCTCCCAATATTAGATTTGCAGTTGAAAGTGCTCCCAAATCTAAAGTAATTGATTTAAGAGTTGGAGCATCTGTAGCACTTGATGTTTCAAATACTCCCAATAATTTTGTAACATCTGGGAAGTTTAGACAAATATCCTCATCTTGCACTCTTGTTCCATAAGGATAATTACCAAATTCTAAACCATCATTAATTGTAGTTTGTCCAACTCCAGAATAATCATACTTGGATTTGTCAACTATAATTGAATTTACTCTATTTCTTTTCTTAACCTTAGAACTTACTTTTAATTTTTTAATGGTATAAGTTAAAATTGCAGTTCCACTTGAAACTTCTAACCCATTAATTTGTAAACTTTGAGATCCGAGAGTAAATAGAAACTTATCTTCTGTAAGAGGATCTGTAGCCCCGTCTCCAGTGTACACAACAGAATATCTTTCTTCATCATATGGCAAGAATCTTTCATTTGCAGGAAGAATAATAGTACCTGAAGAATTGTTTGAAATGTTTATTATCCTTTGCTTTCTAATAATAATTTCAGAATCTTCTAAATCAACAGAAGAAATTTTATCTTTTGGAAATACAGTATATAATGTATTATCCGAAGAATCTTGCAGTCCTGATTTTAAAATTCTAAAATCAGAAACATTTAGATTTGAAGTTGGGAGAGAAGATACGCAAACTCCATCAACTGGTGTAACAGATTCGATTACCAAAGACTTTTCAGAAACTGAATTTACCTTTGCATAAGTAGGTACAATATCTCCTGGTGTTGAATATGCTACAATGTCATTTTCTTTTACATTACCAAAAAATACAAAATCAGAACTTGTTACAGTGCTAATTCCTGATGATCCATCAGAAATAGACACAGAACCGGCAAATGATTTTGGTCTTTGTACTAAATCTGCACTAAAAGTTACTCCAGATCCAACTGGAGATGCATAAATTGATTTGAAATCATTAATATCATATTCTGTAAATGATTTGATAATTCTATTATTTTGAATTCCATCAAAACTTAATTTTTCACCTCTCAAAAACTTTCCTTCAACATTGTACGCAGTAATAATTCCAGAATTTACTACAGACTCTTTTAAAAATGCCGAAGCACCACTAGAACTACCTTTAATAAAGGTAGGAACATCTAAAGTAATTGGATTATTTAAATTTAATTCAATGTAAGGTTGCACATCAAATAAAGTAATATCCCACTCATTTGAAAATGGAAATACTGAATTGTAAGAACCAGACTCTAAAGCAAAATCATAAACTCTAGCAAGACCAATTTCTTTTCCAGGTTCTGCATTTATATCTGAACCCAATCTTTCAGATCTTAAAGTTACTGTATAATCAGTCGAAATTCCCAAAGAAGGGGTTCCATTAACTCTGTTTAATGTGAAAGTTGCTCCAGTTTCATATACAATACTTTGATTTTGTAAAGTTTTTGTGATTCTTGGTTTTGCAAAATCAATAAATGTTGGATTTGGAATTTCTACCTCAAATCCTCTAATATATGCCTTTCCTGGAGATACTTTATAAATCCCCAAAGATTCATCTGCAGTATTATTTCCATATGTTATTTGTCCCTGCTTAAATACACCTTTATTACCTTTAAGGTTATCTAAAGACTCTTTAACATCAACTTTAAATGGAGTTACATAATAATCTCCAGATTCATCATAAGTTCTTCTAGCAAATTCATTTGCTAATAGGTTATATTCAGCATCTCTTTGAACTTTATCTGGTGATCCATCAACTACCTTAAATAACTCAATATATCCTTCATCTTGGGTTTCTGTAATTGAATATTTTGCCAAAGAGACTGAAATTGAAAGTCTATCTGCACCAGGTGCTGCAAAATTTGTAAATCCTTGAGAATTATCTACTAAAGATTCATCATCATCTGAAGTAACAATATCTTCGGTAACTTTTAATCCAACACTATAAGTTACATTATTTGATATTGGATCTAATAATATAGTTTCTTCATTAACATTTATAAAATAACCTCTAATAAAATAAACTCCAGAAGCAATAGTTACTGAAGATCCAATAATAGAAGAATCTTGGGGAGTTACTCTAGAAACTCCTTGACCAGATTGAATACTGGTGACTCCACCAGATATGAATGGAACATCTTCTTCGGAAAGTAAAACTTCTCCGGGACTAAACTCTCTAGTATTCTCAGTTAAACTAGAATCTCTATAAGAGACATAAATTATTGTATTTGCAGTTGGAGACTCATCTGCAGGTAAAATAAATTCTACTCTAGCCTTTACTTGAGAATCTTGTCCAATAAGATATTTTCCGACAAAATTTTCCAAATAAGAATCTACAGAAATTCCAAGATAATTTGATTCTACTTGAATTCCTTCATAGTAATTATTATAAACAACATTGCCACCAAGAACGGGAGAACCCTCTTTAAAAATATGAGATCCAAATTTTTCAATTTGATTTTGAAGAATTGACTGAAGTGTTGTCAATTCCCTTGATTGAATAGGATACCCTGGTTTAAAAAGAACTTTGTAAAAATTTTTCCTGTCGTCAAAATCATCAAAATATGGGGTTACATTCAAATTAGTTTCTTGTGGCATGATTGATTAGAATTGTAAAACGACTTTAATATCTTCTTTCTGGTTTGAAGATCTACTAATTGAAGGTCTATTATCAACGTAGATAATGTCACCTGTATATTTTTTTACCTCCGGATTAGCAAATCCATTTTCAAAATTTTGACCAAGGTATACAGTACCATTATTTATTACAGTAGATATACCACTAAAATTATTATCCACTGGAATAGTCACGGAGTTAATTTGTATATTATTATCTGTTGAAAACTCAATTTGCTCATATCCATTTGGTGCATTTGTTGTTATTCCGGATGTTGTATATCCATAAAATGTTCTATCTTGCCAATATTTTAGAACTCTGGTTTCCACATCATAAGAAACCACTCTTCCAACTGCAGTTCCAACTCCAACAATTGTTTGAACGAAAGTCTCATTTGATGAAATAGTTTGAGTATTTGGTTCCAATTTTAAAGCATAAACAGAACTTGCCTTTTCAATATTTAAAATTGAAGTTGAATCAAATGCCTCTGGATTTTTTACAATTCCAACTCTAGCAACTTTATTGCCAACGATAAAATCTGGATTTCCAATATCATTTTCAATTCTAGAATATAAAAGGACGTTGGTGGAACCAAGTTCTCTATAAATATCAAATCCATGACCACCCTTTGGGGGAATAATTACATCAAATGCTGGAGCATCTGTTAAAAATAATCCAGAATTTGATAAATCAACTGTTCCATATGTGTAACCACTACCACCATTAGAAACAAATACACTATCTACAGTTCTATCAGTCCCAATAATGATTGTAACGGTAGCTCCATCTCCATCACCCCTAATTGGAATATTTTGATATAATCCAGGTGCTCCTAAGTTAGTACCTCTATCTAAAACATTTACTATTTTTAATTGTCCGCTAGTTGAAGCATTCTGTATTATTGAAGAATAATCTCCGTTTGTAGTCCAATCCCTAGGAACAGGAATAAAATTTGTGCTATCGAATTTTATAATTTCACTTGGTCTTATAGTGTAAAGATATTTCCATATATATCCATCACCGCTAGTTCCAGCAGCTCTTGGTTCCAAATCAGTAAATGTTGGTTCGTCTAAAGATGGATTTCCTCTAGGAGATTCTGGAGTAGTTCCATTTTGTAAGCATATGTATACTCTATAATCTTGGGTTATTACATAATAATCCGAAGAATATAGAGTAGTGGAATCTGTTTGATTTGCACGCTTATCAATACTAATATCATGGCGATACATATCATAGGTTCTTCCGGATTCCCAGTTAACTCTTCTAATAACGGGAGAAACATCACCTGGTGAAATTTTTTTCAAAGAAAACATAGTATCCCAAATTTTGTTTTCTTCATTAAAATTATCTCTTGGGAAAGGTGGGTTAATTTCCCAGGTGCTGGAATATTCAGTTGAATTTGAAAGACCTAGAAAAACATAATATGCATTGTCCACAGAATTTACTTTATCAATAAATCCCAAAGCATTAGATATTCTAAGTTGGTCAGTTATAATTGCCGACATTTTTTAACATTTTTTGATTATTTATAAAGCGATTTGTGGATAAAAATCAATAATCATAATTTGAAAATTTTAGAGCATTAAATCTTTGAACAACTGGATTGTTTTGATTTATCGTTTGGTCAATATTAAACTCTTTTGGAAATACTCTCTTATCCAAATTATCAATTTTTCCCCAACTAAATTCAGCAATATTACCATCTATCGAAATATCATTCGCAGGTAAAGTTGGTACGGAATCCAAATTAGCAACTGCACAAAGAATTCTATTGACAAATAATAGAGATCCATAAAAATTGGAATTAACTGTAATAATTTGCGAGTCTATGACTTGATAGACATTATCTAAATTGGAAGAATTTGATAGTATAGATCCAGTATTCTTGAAAGAAGAGTTTGGAGAATTTCCAACTCTTGAATTGTATAAACGCAAATAGTCTCCTGCTTGTAGTTGACTTATTGTTATTGCAGAACCAACAACAGTATCTCCAATATAAACTTCATCTCTCAGAATCGAATCTTCTGGAATATATAAATCCAATGAAATTCCGGGTGGTTCTCCAGGTATTGTAACCCTATCGGCTGTAGATATTCCAACAACAACTCCATAATCACCTGCAAATTGAACATCTCTTATGACTTCAGTAATTGAAGTTGGTGGATCAATTGACACTTTTGGTTCATTAATTTCAATGACCTCATATATTATTGGAGTTTTCAAACGATAGTTTCTAAATGTTTGTCCAATTCCAGGATTATCAAAAGTATCTACGTAAACAATATCGCCAACAGAATATCTAAATCCTGCATTTACTATATCAATATTTGCAGAGTCAATAATTAAATTTTCAGTGATTGGATCAACAATTAAATTAACATCAATTGAGGCATTTAAACCAATTCCAGTTTGACTATTAAGTCTTGCGCCACTAAAAGTTCCATTACCCTCATTTATTACCGGAGGATATCCAGTACCATTCTTCACAACTCTCAGTTTCTTTATTGGACCATAAGTATACCCAACTCCAGAATTTGTGACTGTAATGCTATCAACTTGCCCTGCGCTGATATTTGCAGTTGCTGTGGCATATTCTAAAGAATCTGTCGAAGAAACTTCCGCACTAAATCCCGACTCAAATAAACTTACTTCCTCTCCAATAACAAATGAATGTAAATTAGTGGGAAGAACTTCAATAACATTATCTGTAGTTATTCCCGCAAGAATTCCAGATGCTCCACTAATACTTCCTAAAATTTGTTCCCCTATAATAGCAGTTGAAACTCCAACAGTAGATATAGTTCCTGTAATATTTGCAATATTTACCAATTCAATTGTTCTTGGTAATGGATTTGATAAGAATGGATATTGAATAGTAACATTTGGAACACTCTCATATCCACTTCCACCATCAATAACGGGAATACTTATAATTTCACCATTAGAAACTTGACATGTTCCTGCTATTGCTGGAGTCTTTTCTCTAGAATCTATAATTTTAATAACATTTCTTTCATTTTCATCTATTTGTTCAGCTGCATTGTCAAAAAATGGTTTTAGTGTATCAACATAGAATTTAGTGCTATTTAATTCAATATCACTAATAAGATTTGCTGAGGGTAAAATACTTGGTTCATAATATACTCTATCTTTACCAATAAATTGATTATCAATAACAAAATCTTCAGTTTGTTTTGCGATAGTTATTGGTCTAAGTAATTCAAAGTCATTACTTATTCCCCTATCATTATAAATTAATGTGTTTACAAAATCAGAAGATACAACATCTGAAACAATTCTTTCATTTTGAATGAGTTTCTTATCGTCACTAGTAATGAATATAGAATCTCCAATTTTTACCGACTCTAATACATCAACATCTACAACATCAGTGTCACCATTTCCTCTATAGAATATTATGGAAACAGTGTCTCCAAATTTGGGAGCTTCGGGGAAAGTAATAATACTTCCACCAGTAAAAGTATATCCCTTTCCTGGAACTTGTAAAATGTCATTATATAAAACTAATAATACTGCTTGAATATCAATGTTAGAACCTTTTTTAGCTCTAATTGATTTTTGCTCACCATTAATTTTGATTGGGAAAACTCTTCTAGAATTATCAAATAAATCATCAAAATTATCAATAACTTGCAAATCTCCTATAGACCAAGCAGAGAATTTTGTATCATATACATCATCGATAAACAATTTGAATTCTTCAAATGCAGTTGACTGATCAAGAGGTATTCCAGTTAGTCCTCCAGTTGGTACAGTCAATACCTCAAATGGTCTATATCCATATCCATTATTTGTAAATTTAAAGTCAATAACTCTGCCTTCCTCTCCAACAACCAAATTAATTTTTGCTCCAGTTCCTATTCCAATAGAAGGTGAAGTTGAACTATAAATTAACGGAATTTCATAATATCCTATTGGAGAATCAAATACAATTTCTGGAGGAGAAAATCTTCTTATAGTTACCTTTTCATTAGATAAAATATTGGAAGTTAATGGAGTATCTATAGTTATAAAAGTATTTCCAATTCCCACAATTTTTACATTTTTATCATTGTTTATTGAAATATAATTGTTTATATTGTTTATATTTCTTACAGTGTTTACATAAACTACAGTAGAACCAATAGATGATGGTTCTGAAGATAAAGTTTCAAATACATCATAAAAACTAGTAAATGATATTCCAGGATTGACAAAATTTATATTTGTTGAAATTGAACCGGAAATTACCGTGGTAAATCCAATATAGTTTACATCATAATCTACAGTACTTTCAGTTCTAATTCCAATATCTACAATTTCAGAAGTCAATTCAGTTAATTTTATAGAAACTATAGAACCTGAAGGAATATCTTCATCCAAATTATCAGATAGTGTAATAGTAGAAGTAATAGGATCGTATGATGAGATTTCCAAATCATTGCAAATAGTTCCTATTCCAGTACTGCATAAAGGTCTTGATGAATATGGAAGTTTATCAAACAAACTTCTTTCTTCGTTTATAGTTAATATATTTGAACCGGAAGAAGAAATTGTTGAAGTAGTAACAAAAATTTCCTTCCCATCAACCAATCTATAACCACTTCCAGTTGATCCGATTGTTATATTCGAAATTGATCCAGTGTTATCAATAGTAACTGATGCTCCTGGAGTCCTCAATGTCTGATATCCATGCCCAAATGTTGATCCAGTACTGACTATTATTCCACCAGAAGGTAAATTTGTTGAATTTATATCTTCAAGATTAGAAACTTCTTGAGATTGTTTGAATATTATTGTTGGATCTCCACCAGGAGTTTGACCTAAAGTAAATGCTCCATCTATATTTCTCTGTTCATCAAAAGGTATCTGTAGAATATTTTTAATGAGAACAAATAAATTCGAAGTAGAAACTCCGCTGAGAGCTGGATCGGTTGATGTTAGTGTAAACTCACTTCTAATACCAGTAAACTGCTCGGAAATATCATCAACTAAAACATTATCGGAATATGTTGGACTCAATCCATTAATTTGACCTGATTTATTAAATATCCTTCCAGAGAAAGATGAACTTGTCGAAATTCCTACAAAATCAACCTCATCTGGTTTAGGATCTTTTGGTGTGATGGGAACTTTACCATATGGAGCATCATAAAAATGAATTGTATTATCAACAATATTATAATCTCCAGAATATTTTGTACATCCAGCACCAATATCATGAGTGGATGGCAATGTTCCCAACCAGAATCTATTTACCAATAATGTATTAGTTGCACCAAATCCAACAACTTTAACGCGGAGTATTTCATCATCAACTCTAAATACGTCACCACCAACAAAAACATCTGGATTTGTAACTTTTACCCTAACATCTTTTAGACCCAAAGGTTCTGCCAAAGTAGTTTCAAATGAAGTTGAAACTATAGGAGATTGGATCATATTGTCAATAGTAATTAATGATCTTTCATTCCCTCTTTTTCCAGTTAAAGTATGAGTTGTTCCTGTTCCATATGAAATCAAATCAAGATAATCTGGAACAGATTTTAGTGCTTGAGATGCAGAAGCTGCGACTCTAACACTTAAATTATTATCTTTAATAATGTAAAGTTTTGTAGGTAGTATATCAGTCAATCCTATTCCAGGAACTGAAGTTAAAGCAATTCCAATTGGATCATCACCATTAGTATCATAAGTAACTTCTTCACCAGTACTGAAGTAATGATTTGGAATAATCAACTTATCATTATTAAGATCAACTGATGTAAAACTTGATGCATTAAAAGTTCTTCTTAAAATAGGATATCCATCATAGAATAAATCAAACTTTCTTTTAATTTCATTCTGAGTTCCAATATAATCCGTGGTATATGAATTAATTTGTGATTCATTTAAATCTAAAATCAATTCATCAGGATTTTCTGGATTTTCCGTAATAGTCTTAACGCCTTGATAGAAAAACTTAATAGCAATATTTTCACCAGCAACTGCAGGTGTAAATGATAATATGCAATTTTTACCGGAAACGGAAACACTAAAATCTCCAAGTGTATTTACGGTTGGATCATTTAAAACACTACCATAAACAGTAATATATGCATCAGAATCATTATTAACAGTTACAATTTCAAGAGCTTGGAGTTTTGAATTAAATCCTCCAAAATTTGAAGTGACAACAGCATAATAATATGCTCCACCATAAACTCTATTATGACGATGAACTTCAGCAGTATTTGTTGTTATTCCAATATTTACAATTCCACTTTCAAGTCTAGTATTTGAAAGAACTAGAAGATCTGTATCAATAGCATCAAAGTCAGTATCAATGGAGGTTGATACCGTATTAACTTCTAGTGTGGCACCATAAGATACTGAAGGAGTTGCTTCTACGATAATATCGTCTCCAGAAATTCTTGCAGAATATGCCGCATATCCAATTGGAGGATTTAATGCTTTTGTAAATAATTTTCCATATTCTGTTATATAAACATCATTACCATCACTAACAATATTAAGTTCCACAGATTCTCTATAATCACCATTTTCATCATTTAATGTTGTCAGCAATTTATTTGCTTTGTATTCAGTTCCAACTCTAGCAATTTCAATTGCAGATGTGGTTCCGGCGGAAATTGATGCAGTTTGGTTTGTAAAAGTAACAACTGTACCTAAAGAATAAGTTTCTTGAGAAGTTGACCCCAATCCAACAAATGTATCAAATAAACTATAAGATACAAGTTCAATATCAAAATCATTAAATTCAAAGTCAAATGGATTGAATGTAATTTCTCCAAAGAATCCTCTAATTCTAAATTCAAATGTCCCCAACTCCCCAAAAGTTTCTACTTGACCATATTGTCCAATATAACCTTCCAAATCATCATGAATTAAAGAAATTAAACCAAATTGCCTTTCATTAAAGAATAGTTTATCTTTAACATATGCAAAGTATTTTCTATATCTAGTCTGGAATATTGGGAATTTGTCAACAACAACAAATCTCTCATCTCTTGGTACATTATTAAATTGACTACTAATATCCTCAATCACCAAAACTCTATTATTAATAGATTCTGCATAGTCTTGAACAGGTATTGTATTAAATACCACTTGGTCAGATACAGTTCTACCATCAAGAAGGTATGTATTTTCTGAAACCATATCAAAATCAACATATGAATTGATATCAACAATTGAGAATATATCAGAAACTGAGTTCAATTCGGAATATGAAATTGAAGTTCTGTTTACTTCATCTGGTGTAGATTCAACTTCAAAAGTTGAAAACTTTTTAAATCCGGAAGCATGATTTAAACTTGATACAGCATCTTGCCATTCAGAAAACTGAGTTTTTGATTTCAGGTCATATGAGAAATATTGATAGTAAAAACTATCTTGTATTCTTTGAGTATTATCATTCAAGAATCCAACTCTGGTATCCCATCCTCTAGATACCACGGAAGAAGACCCAACCTTATATTCTGCATCATAGAACTGAACTTTTCCAACTATTCCACTCAAATTTGATGTTCTTCCCGTAATTCTGTCACCAGTTATAAATTTATCCCCAGAAAGAACGCTTACAAATTCATTGTCTCTATCCCAATATTCTACTATTCCAGTAAATCCACTAGAAGTAAATACCTCTTCTCCAAGAATAAAGTTATTTTTCTGAAGAGTTATATTAAAAGTTGGGAAATATTTTTCTGGAACAAAATATCCAAACGTATTTACAGGTCTATATTCTCCAGGAATTTCATCTCCTTCAAGATATTCTGACATATCAATAGAAAATCTAGAAACATTTCCACCAATACCCTTAGCAACATTACTGACTGTGAATAATGCATAATTATAATTTGAAGAATTAATTCCCTTAACATTTTCATTAAAGGTTACTTCATTTGTTATTGGATCTACATTGACATCATTTACTTTGAAGTTTTCTAATAGAACTCTATCTCCATCATCGAAAGGAAAATCTGCAGTTGAACTAAACCCTTGATTTAAAGTAAATGTTAAAATCTTATCTTCAGGAACGTAACTTACAGAACTTACAGTAATTCCATTGGAATTGTTAATTGGAATAATTATAGGAGTTTTATTAAACAATCCAGAACTATTTTGAATTATTTCAACCTTAACTTCTTCAGGAACAAATTTTAACTCAGATTGAGTATCGACCTTTCCAGACAACCCATCAATAACGACTAGATTTGGAGTAAGAGTATAATCCTTACCAGTAGAAACAACCTTAATACTTTCAAAAATACTTAAAGGCTCAACATTAATCAATTGAGGAAGATTTCCAGTGGGACGTAAACTATAGTCAACACTATAATCAAATCCGATATTCTTAAGATCTACTTTTGCCACAGATCCAATCTTATTACTGGATGGGAATAATAATGCACCTGTACCTGTTTTAGAGGTAATAGAAGTAATTCCTGGCAAAACTCTGTACTTTCTATCTCTAGAAAGAACAGAAGCTTTTGTTATTTCCCCAAGAGTTGAATAAGAGTCTGTAGTATATAAAATAGATGCATTTGTTCCAGAATAAAAAGATTTTTCAGGTTTCTTTTTTAAGAAATAATCAAAAAATGAAGTTCCTGTAAAAGAAACTTTATTATGACCAGAATATACACTATCCAAAATAGTTATTGTGCTATTTTCTTTAATATTATCATCATCAATTCTATATTCAGTTTTTGAAATTGGAACGCTTAATGAAGTATTAACTAGTGTAAGCTTATAATATAATTTTTTAGGTGTGGTGTCATTTATTGATAAAGTTACTTTTGCATTATTTGTAACTCCTATAACACCAGTTTTAGTTACTTCAAAAGATGAATCATCTTTAGTCTTTAAAAACTTTTGCAAGAAATTTTCATCTTCATAAATGTCAAAGTCAAATGCAGGAACACTTGATTGATTGCTTATGAAAGAAAGTGAAGAATCGGTCAAATCAAAATTGACAGTATCATTTCTATAAAGGTTTATGTTTGGATTAACTTCGGATATTTCCCCAAATAATGGAGTTGTAAGATCAATAACTACTGGATTCCTTCTAATAGACTCCTCATATGTAAGTGATAATTTAAATTCATTTTCATTTTCCACAACAACATAATAAATTTTATCATTCTCAAGGTCTGTTGGAGATAATGTATTATGAATAATCTTTTGTCCTGTAAAGTAACCATGATTATTAATAATTAATGTATTTTTATCGAGGTTGGTATTATTATAAGATTTGGGATTAAATACTAGTCTTCTATTTGCATCATTATATTTTACTTTTACACTTATTTGTTCATTCGATTTAAGATTGACAAAAATATTTTCATTGTAAAATAGTGATGGATCTGATGAAGTATTTACTCTAGCAATATTTCTAGTCAAAATACCTTTTTGAACTTCCAAATCAGTTCTAAAGCTATGATAATCTCTAGTTCCCGAAGATACAAAATATAATAACGACTCATTAGTTTCTGGATTTAAATATTCTCCTGTTGTACTCAAACCAACATATTGTGTAGAAATTCCAATATGATTTTCATCAAATGCATATGCATAAAGATTATCAAAATCATCTAAAGCAACGGGACCACTTACTAAAATTGATGATCCACCATTATTTTTGTATAATAACCTATCCCCAGTCTTAATTCTGTGGTCCTTTAAGTATATACTTCTTGAAGGAATGCTTCTAGTAATCCATTTATCTACATAAGAAGTAACACCAGAACCCGCAATTGAAATTATTTGATCAGTAGTAAGGGAAGATACATTATAATCTAAAACAATTGAATTTATACCAACATTAAGAACTTTTATCTTATCAATTATTGAATTGAAAGTAGTATCTGTAGATCCTGTCAGAGAAACATAATCTCCAACTCTAAATGCAGATACATTTGTTAAATTGTTAAACACCAAACCAACTTTAAAATTTGGATCATTTGCAACTAAACTATCAGAAGAAATTCCGCATTGGTAGTTTGATGAATTTTTTTCAATAAATGCATTTGTTGTAGTAGTTCCAACACCAACAGAAATTTCTGGATTAAAATATAATTCTTTATTTACGGGATAATCCTTTTCTCCAGAATATGTAATTGTTGAGTTATTATCAACAGATGAAACACTAATAACTCTAGGGTCTTCAATAAGACTGGTTCCCGAAGGATATGATGTTGTAACACCACTTCTCAAAACTCTAATTTGAGAATTTATTGGGTCTACATTTAAGATTTTGAAAAATTCTACATCATTTCCATTAAATATCTTATATACATCATTAGATCTAATTGCTGTTGGCTTTAAATTGCCAACAACTGTTATTTTTTCAGATTCATTTGGAGTAGACACTCCAAGTTCTTGATTTAATACAAGTCTATTTGAGGTAACATCAACAATAGACGTTACGTTTTTTTCTTTATTTGTAAGGAGTTCATTCAGACCAATAATATTTACAACATCATTATCGTTTAAACCATGTGGTGAAGAGGATATTCCAATAATAGTGTTTTTATTATTTGATGTCCCAAATTCAACATTCTCTATTCCAAATGAATCCAATATAATCGAAGTAACGTCCTTACCCTTTACTTCAGAAACCTCGGCAAAAGATTTATTCCCATTTTCATCTTCACCAAATTCTATAATATCTCCTACCTTATAATTTTCTCCACCAGATATGACATCAACTGTTTCAATTATACCTCTTTGAGTTCTAGAAACACTATTCAGTTGATTTTCATATTCAATTGGATTAAAAATGTAATTATAAGTAGAAGTATCGCTAAGTAAATTGTATTGGTTTGTATTTCTTATAAGTTGATTTTCTTCAAATGAAATTATATTTTGATTTGCACTTATATCAAAATTAAAGTCTATTACTTTCGACTTAAAATAATTTCCAATAAAATATGGGAAACTAGGTCTAAGGTAAGTTGTGCTGAATTGAGCATCATATCCACCCAAAGATGAAAAATATGCATATATTCCATTTGGAAACTCTGGTGTTACACAAAATCTTCCATTATAATCATCAAGATCACCATCTCCAACAAAAACATAGTCCTCAACAAAAAATCCTAAAGGAAAATCATTCAAACTTGGTCTATTTGTACCAGATATTGTTCGATAACCTGTACTTAATTTTTTAATTGAACCTCCACCAGAAGGATTTGCAAATCCAAATGGACCATAAATTGGATTTCCGTCATATGCCCACCCAATAATAGGAGAGTGATATTCTGATGTTATAGATTCTCTTCCATCAACAATCTCAAGATCTTTTTTATAAAAATCATTACCACCAATTCTTTTAGAAACAAGTAAGTCTTCTCTTAGTCTTCTTGGAGCATATGAATGAGTTATTTGAGTAATTCTTTCGCCATATTCATTTTTAGTATCAAGTAAAAATACATCATTATTCAATATTTGCTTTTTCAGAATTGCTCTTTCAACAGAATTGACATTCCACTTTTGAATTACCGCATCAAAAGAAGCGCCAGAACCTGAAGAAATAACATTTAAAAGTGTTCCATTGGTTTTATAGTTTATACCTTCAGAAATTACATTTACTTCAACAATTCTTCCATTGGAAATAATTGGTACTAGTTTTGCCCCACTCCCCTCACCTTGTATTTCTATAGTAGGAGTTGAATTGTAAAATGAACCACCATTAACAATCAATACTCTCTTTATTTGTCCATTTGAAATAATTGCTTTCAACTCAGCGCCCGAACCATTTCTAACCTCAATATTTGGCTGTCTGTTATAATTTAATATATCAGAAGAACCATAATTTAAACCAGAATTTTCGATGCAAGTCGATACAATAGAACCCCTAAATGCGGGAATAATATTTGGTTTAATATCATCAAGAGGTAAAGACTTATTCTTAAAATTACCAACAATATCAACTCTTATTGGTCTATAGTTTATTTCATAAGAACCAGAACCAAAATTTTCAAAGTTTACAAAAATACTTCTTTTTAAGTTGAAATCTGGCGGATTTCCTGGAACTGTATTAATTCCACACAAATTAAATTCGTTAGAATTTATTACATTTACATAATATTCTGTATTTGTTGATAATCCAGATATGGGAGATCCACTAGAATTATATACTATAACCTCTCCCGTTTTATATCCATGATCTTCAATTTTTATAGAATTTTTATATAAATCTACATTCGAATTTGAAAATACGATCTTTTTATTGGTATAATTTTCTCCGGTTCTTGTAATTTTTATAGAACCTATAGTTGATTTTTTGTTAGCACTTTTCAAAAAGTGCTTTCCTGAAGCAAGAGAATCTAATTCAAACTCAATTGCATTTTCTCTATTAATAGAATCTGTAAAGTTTTTATATACCTTTAGAGTAAAATCTGTTTCCGGAGAAACAAAATAATCAATTTCTCTTTCCAATCCTTCAAGAGGAGCGTCGGTGTAATCATATAAAATTCTTTCACCCTCATAAAATTTATGTTTTATACTAAAAGTTATATTTCCTGATGTTGGAGTTGCAGTCGTAACATCTATTTGATTAGTATTTGCAACAAATTCTACAAAATGATCAAAAACTGTCATTTCAGGAATTGCTATTGCACCAAATCCATTTCCTCCTGATATTTTTATTTCAGGAATTCCATCCCAATCAAAACCACCCCCTAAAACGTCAATTTTTTCCAAAAATCCTTGAACATGAGATATTACAGAAGCTCCAGTTCCTGATTTGTCAGAAATATTTAAAATTGGTGGATTTATTACATCATATCCAGAACCCAAAGACTTTACATCAATTTTTTGTATAGATCCATAATATATAAAATCATTTGACTTATAATTAGCAATCTCAACTCCATTTGCCAAAACGCCAATAGTTCCCGAAGGTGTTAAAGTTTTTTCTTTAGGTATTTCTGGAGAAGATACTTTTTTGAAAATATTTTTTGGAGAAATTTTTCTAGAAAAATTCTGATTAGAATTTTCACTTTGATTTTGGAAAAATATTAATTCATTGGTAGACTTAAATATTTTATTCTGATTTCCAGTAAGTTTAGAAGTTGGAGAATTTACTGAAACATCAATAAAAATATTATTATCAAGATTACTTCTACTACTTGAAAGTTTTATTTTTGTGGAATTACTAAATGTACCCAATGCTTTGACATAGTAAACTCCATTTGCAATATTTAAAGAATTGACTCCTTCTCCACTTTGATAATACAAAGCATCCCCAGTAACAAAGGCATTTTTTCCAATATTTAAAACCTTATCTAAAATTTGAGGATTGCTTGGGTTTTGTTCTTCACTAATAAAGAAATCTTCACCCAAAACAACAGTATCATCAGTAATAATTAATGATTCCTTTCCATATTTTGGTAAAGATTGTGATGCAAGATATAAACTTCCACCAGAATCTCTATAAGTATTTTGAGTGTCAGTAATGTAGATATCATTATTATCAAATACTTCAGAATTATAATTGTAAGTGAATTTAGAAATTTCTCTTTCAATATTATATTCTTGCGTAGAATCAAAATTAAATGGCAATGAAACATTTATAGAAAAATCATCGACAATGGATTCAACTACAGCTTTATACTCATTAAGCAATCCGGAAGTTGATATTAATCTTGCACCATCTCCCAAATTGAAAAGATGTTTGTCACTTAATTGAACTCTAAAAATATTGTTTAGTGTATTGATTAATGATAAATTTTTTATTTTATAAGATGGTGATATATTCAATCTCCAACAGTTAAATTGAGGATCTTTAATATCTTTTCCTAAAGTTCTTAAATTTATTCTATTTCCAGGAACAATATAACGAGAATTTTTATCAACTACAGGATCTGATAAAACTCCAGTAATTCTAAACTTAATTGGATTTTCATCATTACCAACCGTTAATCCACCTTCACAAACATAATCCAAGTAAATTTCCGTTTTAGAATCAATATTTCTATTGATTCCAGAGCAACCCAAAAACTGATTCAAATTTTTTCTTTGATAATCGATTTGTTGAGTTGTACCATCTTCATAATATACAACCAACTTTCCATTAGTTTCTGGAAATCCATATGTAGAATCTACGGTAATTGACGAAGATCCGATGTCAATTCTTTCCAAAATAATAGTTTTTGGACCGATAACAAATTCACCATAGACCGATCCTCTAAGATTAATATCTTTATTGAAATCAAAGTCAAGACCTATGGTATAGTAAGTTTTATCCTTTCTTGTAATTGTTTCAACTTTATTTACAGTTCCATATGCAGAGGATATAAATTCTTCACCATCAATTGATAGAGTATTTTGGAAAATTGTAGTATTAACTAAGTCTTTTGGATCTCCTTCAATTGCTTCAATAACTAATTCCTGATTAATTCTATATTGAGCATCTGAAGGTCTAATCAAATAATCTCTTGGTTTGATGACTTTAACATCATCCCCAAATAATGCTTTAAATAAAATTTTATAGGAAGCATCAGTTCCTTTAGAAGTATAAAAATCTTTTAACTGTTTGATCAAAAGATTTTTATTTACGCTTAGAGTATCGCTAGAAAAAAACTTTCTATTCTCAAATCCTGGTGCAAATTGAGTTTTTATTTTCTTAAAGAACTCATTTAAGAATAAAATATTTAAATTTTTGACAGATGCAGAATTTAAATGATCGCTTGCATTAGTTTTTTGAAAATCTAGACCATCTTCATATGAGGTAATCGCACTAAAACCTCTAACACAATCATTAAATGTATTATATGTTTTTGACTTGTATAAAATAACCTCAGAATCGATTTGAATCAATCCATAACTATCAGGAAATCCTCTAGTACTAGATACGCGAATACTATCATCAGCAAAAGAAATATCTTGAGTTAATTCCGTATATTCAATTAGAGATGCAATATTGTCAAGTTTTACATACTTATCAATATTTTGAAGTATGTCCAGTACACCACCCTGATATTCTAATCCAGCGTAATATTCTTGGAATAGTTTTTCAACTAAAGGGTAAGTCTCCCTAACAAAATTTGGGAGTTGATTCTTTACAACATTACTAATTTTAACTCTTGTGCTTTGCATTTCTATTAATCTCTAATTAATTTTCCATTCGTATAACTTGAGGTTGTAATATAATTACTTCCAGAAATATCATTTCCAGAAGAAATATTGTCACGAACTGCAGTAACGGTTATTTTATTGGTATCAAGCTGTAAATAAAGATCCTGTAAACCAATAACATCATTTGATTTTGGTGTGGCAGAAATTTCCACAATAGATTCTCCACTATCTATAATCGTAGAAACAATGTTAATTGGATTCAATATAATTTCCCCTTTCACATAATCTACAGTTCCAATAGATTGTCTAACCTGGACAGGTTCATCAGATTCTGTTGATATTTTGAATAAGAATAAACTTCCCGTTTTTAAATTTGCATTTGGTTTATCAGAAATGTAAACCGTTCCACTAATTCCAGCAACACTAAATCCAGATGTTTTTATATTAAACCCATCTCTATTTCTTACAAAAAGTTCGTTACCAAAGCAAATTTCATATTCTGCAAATTGATTAATAGATGCCCTAAAATCTCTTCTCAAAGAGACTTTAGTAATGTTTGAAGTAATAGAAGCATCGCTTTCGTCAATAATATTTAAAACTTTACTATACTTAAATCTAATATCACTACTATCAGATTCAAGAGATTTTGAGTACTTTTCTAAATTGGATATTACTTTATTTTTTGGTACTTGATCATTATTAGTTAAATTTTCATTATAATAAATTGTAGTATCCAGTTCAATGAATAAGTTTTTCAAATCAATAACTTCAACTACAATACCAGCAACTGTATATTTTCTTAGAAGATTTTTCAAATTTTGAGCAGCACTTGAAGATATAAAAGTACCACTCTGTGGTTTAACTGCAACAAAAACCTTTCCATATCTTGGTGGATTTAAGTCTTCACCACCAAAAACATTAACAGACTCCAGTTCTGGATATATTCTTGGGATAATTGCCTTAAAATCATTCGCGGTTACTGCTCTATTTTGAGAAGAGTAGTATTTTGGTGCGTAATTTCTAATTGATTGTACAGATTCAATCTCAGATCCACCAAATGAATTGGTGTTTGTTACAATATTTGAGATTCCGCGAGTAATAATTCCAATATTAGAGTCTAACTTACCAGCAAATGCAAATTGTGAAAGATTATTTCCCAATGATCCATTCGAAACCACATACGATGCATTAATCAAATTAGATTCTTGTAATTTATCACCAAAAATACCATCACCAAAGATTATTTCATAGTACTGATTTTGTATTTCTTGAATAAAGAAAATCTTGGAATCCGATCCAACATCAATAATATCCTGTGCTAAAGAATATTTTGTAGAAAGACTGGATAAAGGACTAGTATATACACGAACTGATAAAGTGCTAATGTCAACATTTACATTATCAATAATATATCTTTGTGGTGGGTTTGGTATCTGAGAATTTACGAAAAACTCTGAACTTACTAAAGTTCCTTCATAAACTTCAATATTTTCAAAAAATGCAACTCCATTTACCACAGGAACTGAAATATCTTCTGTAGTAACAAATGTATAACTTTCTCCACTAAACTCAGATTCCGTAGTACAAACTATACCCCTATTTAAGGTTATAACTCTTGGAATTGATGCGTAATTTGAAACATCAACAAAAAAGGATATATTTGCTCTTGCTGCAGTTCTTGATCTTGGAACATATCCAATATTCCTTGCAAGGGAAACAATATTTTCTCTTAGTGTTGCACTATCAATAAAAACCTCACCGCTAATCATATTAGCGTTATACGAGGAAATATACGTATTATATGCAAGAATATCTATCAAGACCGACAAATTCGATCCTTCAAAATCATAATCCGTGAAATCTGAGCTTGATCCTAGGTAATCCTTAATAGATTGCCTTAATTGATCAAAATCTAAGTCTGTAAAATTTACTATTGCCATTTATCGGGTTGGCTGTAATACAAAAACTAACTTTTGTGGTGGAACATCTATACCTATAATATTATATTTTATAGTAACGTTAAATTCATTATTATCATAAATTGGATTTACAATAACATCAATTAATGAAACTCTTGGTTCATAATTTCTAATTGTATTTTCAATTTGGGATTTAATACCATCTGCAGAAATTGAATCAATATTTTCAAATAAAGATCTACCAATATCAGATCCAACATCTGGATTAAAAAACCTTTCACCTGGCAAAGTTAAAACCAGATTACGAACCGATCTTGCAATCGCGGTTTCATTTTTAATCGCTAAAATATCATAAGTCAATGGATTGACCTGAAGAGATAAACTAATATCCTTAAATGATTTACTAATTCTCTCTACAGGCATTTATGAAAAGATATAGTCTCAAGTTATTTATTAAGGATTTTGACCATAAAATGGTTCAGTTCCATAAGACCAATCATCATAATCATTGTCATTGCGAATTTTCTCATGAATTTCATTCTGAAGAGAAAAATCATGCTTTTTTGGAGTAATATCATCGTTATTAATCTCCCTGAGCATCTGTTTTTTCGAGTCTCCAGGAGTTTTGCTCCAATAATCAGTAATTAGACTCGTTGTTCCCCAAACTTCTTTCATATAATTTACGTCCCTATCTGGATTTGGTTGAATTGCCATCTGTTTGTTCCTTTTTTGAGGGTAAAACAGAACTTTTTAAGGGGTTTCTATCCCTTTTGAGGTATTTTATGGTCCTTACCCAAAATTTCCTCAAGCATTTCCTTGTCCCAATGTTCGTAATATTCAGTTTTTGATAGATTTTCTCTCGATTTTTCTAATTTTTCTCTAGATTGGCATAAAATTAAATTATATTTGCCATTATTTGTTTGAATACCTTGTATAAAGGTTTTATAACGACCACAATCCTCTAAAAATATGTAGTCTTTGTAGATGTTATTGTAGATTTCACACCACAATTGGATTGCAGAGGCATCTAGATAGTCCTCAACAACAAAAATGACGACATCATACCCCTTTAAAGGCATAATATCGTCAATATTTGATAGTACAATCTTATAAGAAGCAGTTGAAGAGAAGGGGCAAATCGCAAAATTACCCAATTCGGGTCTTAATTTTGATATTTTGAGGATCCAATTCTGGATATGTTCTTCAATTTCCTTCATTTTGGATTTTCCCTTCTACTTTTGCCTCATATGAGAGACTTTGGATGACCGGATATAAGGATTAACCCTGCCCTTGCCCTCTACTACGCTTACGTGCTTTATTACGAGACGTTGCGGCATACTTGGTGTGTTTACCAGAACCCTGCCGTGTTTTCTTGGGTTTTGATTCAATAAGATCTCCACCGCTAAAAGAAGGTCGCCTAGCCATTTACAATTTCCTCCAATTTAAGTTCATTCGGATCAATTTCACTACCCTCATAAAATTCATATGAGAGTTCTGAAAGGACTTCCGCACATTCTTCATACGAAAGCCCTGTGTACATTATTTCTCCCTTGTAGAGAATATTAAACATTATCAGATAACACGAGTCTTTTCGTGCCCAACGCGAATGCGAGGATCACACCAAATCTCATATCCCTGATCTTTTGCATCGAGACAGAAGGAAACATCCTCTCCACACATATCTTGTACTGCACCAGATTCAAAAACTTGCATCTTCGGAGCAAACCAAGGATATTCAAGATTCTCAAAGACTCCCTTCTGAATCAATACCCAACCAAATCCTGTGTAATCAACAGTAAATGGTTTCTTACGCTTACCCATACTATCAACGGTTTCATGATTCATCACACCACCATTGTTACGGAAATCATCTTCCTCCAACCAATGAGCAACAGAAGTCGTGCGCCCATCCTCTGTAGCATACCATCCAGCAACAATACCACGCTTCTTCGATTCATCAACAACTCCCTCTTCATCAATTGCTTCAGCAGGGAATGCCAAATCACAAAGTTGCCAAAACTTCTCAGTGTTGAAAACAATATCACTATCAATCCATAGTTGATAATCATATTGCAACTTACCATCCCAGGGAATCTGTTTCGGACCCCTCAGAACGTTCGCACCAAGACACTTACAACGTGCGAAGTTTACCATTGATGAATAATCTTGAGAAATTTGAATTCCACATCCATTTTGTACAAGATCAAAACAGAGTTGAACAAATGCCTTCAAGAATGTAAAAGAACATCCACGTCCTGGTAGACAGAACACAATGCTCTTACCTCGCATTCTTGCCTTGATTGCATCAATATCCCAATCCCCAGATTCCTGTGCTGTGGGAGGTTTTGCTTTAACTGTAAATCCTTTTGCCATGAGTAATAAAATCCTTCAGATCAATTTTATCGTGTTATTTATCTTTTGTAAACCCCTTCAAAACGAAGACTCAGATACTGATTTTTTATTTACGATTAATTCTTCGTAATTTAAATCCTCTTTCTGATACTCGCTTGAAGTCAAATCTACAAGTGTAAGTAGAGTGTTCCAAGTCTTGTAAAACTCCTCTTCCTTGAGTGAGTGATACAAACACTTCTCCTTTGCGTATATGTGATATACCTTTTCTAACATATTGAATTCTTATTGTTTCAATGCATTATATATCATCACTACAACTGCCCCAAATAAGACCATCAGCGGAAATCGGAATACATCAAAAAATCTTTCAGGATATCTTATGATCCACCCCGCAAAAATAACTTTCCAAAAACTCCAATACTGTTTACGTTTACTCATCTCTACATACCAAAAAATTTTTCCGGGATTTTTTTTATTTTATTTGATACCCTTCGAGGTCTTTTGAAAAAAGTCTTAGAGTGATATAGATCTCTTAGGGGCATACTTTTATAGCTTAGGGGTACCTTAAGAAAATAATATACGAGGGCCGCCTTATACTTAAGGGGCAAACTTTTTTCTAACTGCCTATCACGAATGCTCCGAACGAATAAGGAATATCCCCATTCGTTCGTGCATCGCTAAGTGTCAACGAAGGGCAGACTTAAGTGCAATCTCTTCAGGGCGGAGTTGCCCTGCTTTGAGTCTACCATTGCCACCCGTAGAGTTATTCCAACGGGTGCCAGCACCGCCTACACGACTCATCACCAATTCACTGCGGCGGGGTTTACGTTGCGGCAAACGAGTAACCTTCACCTTCCCTTGAATCTCAGCGATGAGAAGGTCAGTGGAGGATGCAGCAGCAAGTGTCGAAATGTCGGTCATCAGTGAGTGTCGTTTAGGAATGAATGAGAGTATAAAGGAACCCGATCAATCTAGGCATCCCTTATCGTCTAGAATGCCCCAACAAATGTCCACTCCGTTGACAGCAGGATAGATTCCAAAGTAACAGCGCCCCACAGAAATGGCGAAGAATTCGTCACCTGTGCGTGCGGTGCGATCTAGCGCAACGTAGAAAATGTTGCTGAGAGAGATAGGAGTTGAAATCATCTTAAGTGTCAACGAATGGGAGATGTATGGGAAAGAGTTAACCTTGCTTCCCAACGTAGTCTGTATGCAACCCTGCAAGTTCAGCAGTAGGGTAACCATCGATTTTCCAACCACGGGTATGGGAATTCGCTTGAGATTTGCCCTTTAAAACATTAGTCCCCACCCAGATAGTTTGGCGGGTTTTGATGTCAGTTGCTTGCGACCAGAGTGCCATAGGAATTCAGGTAAAAGTTACAGAGAAATCAGAATGCAATCTGCTCAAGAGTAGGAGACGAAATTGCCGCATAATGTGCAGCGCAATCGTTAATGTTCTCTTCTACGATTGCATCAACCAAAGTGTCAAGAATTTCAAGAATTTGAGTTCCGTTAGCACCTTGGCGAAGCATACCGATAGAGGTCGAACGATCGAACATTTGAGAAAGAAAGAAACAACGTTTTGGGGATTTGCCCTGCTGAGAGAATCGAACTCTCACACCGTTAAGTGTCACCAGAGCAGAGAAGAAAGGCAGAGTTGATGTAGGGAACTCTGCAACCCTTAGTGATCAGTTATCGGAGAAAATGTGGATGGGGCAATAGGTATCACCGTCATTGCAGGCAGTGAAATCATAGCGAAGATTGGTGTCCCAAGTTGCTTGCCAATCGACAACAACATAGGAAGGAACGTCACCGTAAACTTCAACGGTATATTCTTCGGCAAAATCTGCCTCAGATTGATAATGTCCACGGTAGCGATCGTCGCAGTCCTGAATGTAGGAGATGCACCCCATTTCTTCGATCAAAGCGTCAACCGCTTCATAACCGATTGCTTCACCACAGCGCACATATTCTTCATAATAAGTCACGAAATCGGACTCATTTTGCTCATCAATGAACTCTAGCATTGCTGCCAGTTCATAGTTCTCATCCAGCAATTCGTCGATCTTGCTCACAGTATCAGCGGCAAGCATTTCACGATAGTTTGCAGTCAGAGTCACGGTCATTTGAGTCAGTTAAGAGGTGAGCAGTGAGGCGGGGTTCGTTTCCCTCCCCCCGTTGAAACCAATATAGGATTTTTGGGGGGGCAGGTCAAGGGGTTTCAGGGCATTTGGGTCCAGTTCGGGAATTGGCACACGGGCGGCTGACTTAAGTATAAAGAAACGCCCAGAGATGCCTCTAGAAGGCGCTACAATGCCCCTGAAACATTCTCAGGGTGTCTTCACACGAATTCCATCAGAATGTAGTCTGTCGGCAACTCATACTCTTCTGCCATCTTGTTAACTTGAGTCCAGAATTCTTCGGACTCTTCATGATGCTTAATGAACAGGTCTAGAGTAGAGTCACTCATCCAAGATTTCTGATTCAGACTTGACATAGGGTCTCCTTTTGATGTATAATGTGCCTTGTCACCAATGATGACAATCAAGACTCTAAGTTAACTAGAAACAGAGAACTTAGAGTTGTTGAAGTTTGCCATACTGAACACTTCACGATTTACCAACTTAATTGACCCCAAGGCATTAGAAAAGACGTAACCTTCGGCATCAATTCGATCATAACCAATGTAAGCAGCAGGACCCAAGTTACGGCAGAGGAATAGAGCATCTTCTTTGATGGACTTAACGAGTTTCCAGAATTCAATCAGAAGGTGATCACAATCGAAGTCTTTTGCATCGATTTCCTGACCCTCACGAATGCACTTGTTGAGTTGCCTTGTGATCTTGATTGCTTCCTTAGGAGTTGCAAAATTCACAAGTTGTGCCATTTGCTTAGCGAAACCAATAACTTCCTTAAGGTCATGAAACTGGTTGGAATCACTGTGCTGAACGTAGCACTCTGGTTTCAGAAAGTAACACGTTTCAGTGGAAGAAAGGTTATCAACCAAAGGGTAACATACAGCGTCACGAAGGTCATTTTCTGCGAAGTATTCGGTATGGGGAGCAATAATGATTTGCTGATCGATTACCTCACCAAACTTGTAAGTGATCGTGTTGGGAGTAAACTCATCGCTATCGCCAAACCCAATAAAATCACCTTGGATGATAGAATCGGTGTGAGGAAGACAATCAAAGCAGCAATGCAGAATAACCGCAACCTCACCCGAATAGAACTGGTCAATTTCTTCATGAGAGTGTGCAATTCGGATTTTAACCTTGTTAAAAACTGCCTTAGTTCCTACGAAACGAAGACCATTGGCGGGGTTAATCCCCCAAACGATTGCAGGTGCTCCGTCAAGTTTGACGGAGAGGTGACCCTCATGGAGCAGACAATCAAGTGCTTTAAGGTCACCCGAGAGAACCGTATCTTCAGGGTGTTCGAGGTGGAGATTTTGCATTTGAGTGTCAGTGAGGTTCCCTTTGTTCGTTACTTCGTAACAATAGTCGATCACGGTGCCCTTTGGGGGGAATGGTGGGCACTCCCCCGATTGGCACAGGGGGTCGGCCGACCTGAGTATAAAGAACTCAGGGGCACGGTTAGTGTCAGCAAACCAACTCCATGTTCAGGTTATTCACACACTGAACACCGCAATAGTATGCATCCAACCAGTTAGAGAAAAATTCAACAGTTTCAGTAACAGAGTGGCGAGAATTCACCTCTTTACGATAAGAAACTGCGAACACATCCACAGTTCCGTTGTCAACGTACTTTGCAGAGTGAGTGATAGCAATGGCGCTATTCTCCTTGAAACGATACACTGAACGAGTGTTCAGGTGATGAGCAGTCAACTCACTGCCAAAGTGTTGCTCTGCCTTCCAACCTTGGGAGAAAAGTGACATTTGAGTTGCGTTGTTTTCCATGATCCTATAATTGCACAGATCGCCGCCAATTTCAACCGCTCTTGTGCCACTCTGCCAACTGGTTGCGGCGGCTGACCTGAGTATAAAGAAAGGGGAGTTAATCCTCCCCTGATGTAGAGTGTTGAGAGTTTATCACCAGCAGTAGAGTTGCCAACTGACTCACTAGGAGTGGTGATCGGGTGTCCTGTGCCCCTCTCAACTTCTATACAATACACGATTTAGGTGCCCTGTGTTGAAATAGTGGACACCTTGCCAACTGGTCGGGCAGCCGACTCAGTTAGTGTTACTTTCCTCCAAAATGTGTGGGTAGTATTCATTAACTTCTTCAGTCAATTCATCATCCGAATACTTATCATAACCTTCCATCAGGTAGTCATAACAAAGGCAGGTCATTGTCTTAAGGTCCATGTCATCAATTATTTGCTGGACCATTTGATCTTGGAGGTCTTTGCGGTTCATTGTCATTTGAGAATGGTACGGTAGTCAATAGATTTGATGCACCAACCTGTAGCATCACTAATCCCATCAACTAAATCTTCTTCATTGTCTACCTCCAAGATTTGCCCAATGTATTCTTGAGCAAGTTTTTCTTCGGTGCAGATTCTATCACTCTCAGACCAGTAATCTTCAGGGTTTGCACCTTCATTAAAGATGTCTTCATCAAGACTACAATCGAACTCAATGTTGGTGATTTGAAATTGCATACTCAATTTTCGTTCGGGAATGTCAAAGATTTCACCAGGCATGTCTTGAATCTCTTGCCAAAGTTCATCAAACATTGTAGAATAGGAAAAGGGGTTTGAGTTAATTAACGAAGGGGATTTACCCCTTCATTTCAGTCAGCATCTCATCAAGTTCTTGAGTATTGATGAGTCCATCCATCCAACGTACACCATCAGGAGTCATCTGACCCCACAAAAGTTCAAGGCGGGGAATGCACGAATCATAGGAAGTTTCACCCAGACACTTACGATAGGTTTCATAATCGTTCTGGATCCATAATGAAACATTCCATGTTTC